TTCCTCAAGACTTCATCTCCGGTACGTCCAAGCTGGCTTACTAGGATCTCTGCTTTGTAAGTTCCATGGTCAGTGCGGTTGTTGGTAGACATTGTAGCGATCTCTTCCAACCAATCTTCGATGTACTTCTTGATATTGAAATCGTAATCGTTGAGGAAAATCATGGTGAGGTCGTCGAAAGTAGGATCTCCGGCGATCTTTGCTTTCATTCCCTGCCAGTTCAGCTCGATCTCTCCGATAGTCCTCGAAGGAAGAGAAGCTGACTTAGCGAGGAATGCCATGTTTTGTTCTTGCCATGCACCAGCAGCGGTTCCACCGGTGATCTCGACCCAGAATCTGTTAGGACGAGCGATGTCTGCTACTTGGCTTTTGAAATCTGCTAGTGTGATGCTTGCCATTTGTTTAGTTCTCCTTTATATCTTCAGTTGAAATTATGATTCTCTCAGGAATCTTACCATCTTCTCTTCGAAGCTCTCTTTGAGATTGAGCATCTTCTTGAGAATCCCGGTGACCATCGGATAGAACCGATCGTCATCTTCTTCGAATTTCTCTGAAGCAATCTCTTTAGCTTTCTGCCAGAGAGATTCAACTTCTTCGATCGATTTTCCTGTTTTATCTGCAAAGCTCTTAACTATATTTGAAGGCATCGTAAGTTCTCTTACATCGTCAAAGTATCCGCTACATATTGACGAGCAGTTTCTTTGTTAAATTCAGATCCCAGGACCTTCTTAACATACTCTTTGACTTTCGGATCATATAGGATAGAATCTGCTAGATCGAAACCTACATCTTGAAGGTCCATACCATCGGATTTAGCATCTTTAGCCGCAGCTTTACAAATCGACTCGAATTCCTTTTTAGAAATCGTCTTAGAAGAAGGTTCTTTGTCTTTCTTCAGACTCTTCCCTACAATCCCATTCAATTTCTTCTCAAGAGCATCTACAGTATTGAATTTCCTCACATCATCCATAGTGAGTCCTAGACCGAGAGCCTTATCTACGAGAGCCTTGGGAATGATCGAACAGATCGAAGAAATAATTGAGCCGGACGGACTTATCTACGAGAGCCTTGGGAATGATCTCTCTTTCCTTTGCTTCGATTAGAGACTCGTCTGTAGAATTTCCGGGTTGCCAGCTCGCAGGAGCACCTTCAAGCTCGAACTGATCCATGACTGCAACATCATCTTCAAACTTATCTATCTTCCCGATATGATCCGGAATTTGCTTCAGGATCTTCATTCTCTCTTGAGGAGTGAGCTTCTTGGCATTCTTGGCTTGTCCAAGAGAGACTGAGAAGACATCTTTCGGGTCGAACTTTGTGAAGGCTCTCTTGTTCTTGTTGAGGAAGAACCGATTGTCTTTGGAATCCGTATAGATCACGAAAGCGTAGACTTCTTTGGTACCTTCTTCGAAATCATCCGCATCATCGTCATCCGCTGCAGGTTTCTTCCTGCTAGTATTCTTAGCCTCGAAGAGCTCTTCGAGGATCATGCTAAATTTTTTCATGCTTCAGCACCTTTTCTGTAAAGTTTATTGATGACTCCAGCGCATCCTTTCATTCCGAGAAGACATTTATTGAACTTCTCGATCTCAGCTGGAGTGAGACCGGATTCAAATCCTTCTACTTCTAAACATTTCGAGACCAATTCATCAATCTCATTGAGGCGATCTCTTTCTTGCTGACCGAAGCTTTCTCTTCTAAAATTTCTGCAAAAAGTTTCAATTTGATCTCCAAAATAAAAATTGATTCAATCTATTTATAGTTAGAAGAAAAAATAAAGGGAGCAGATCAAAAATCTGCTCCCTCATAACAACTCACTGAAGGGTTAAATGTTAAGCTTGTCCGACGATCTCGCTGAAGTTTGCATCGGTCCGAGTCACAATTGCACTGACCTGGATTAGTTCAGCGACCTTAGTAGGTTTTAGATACATATCGATTTTCATCGCATTAGCATCGACGACTTCAGCTGTGTTGTTTGTAGCATCACAGATGATCAAGAAGTCATAAAGTCCTCTACGTCCCTTGACCATACGAAGGAATGGCTCGATCATACCTTTGAGGCGATTCCTCTCGAAATCATCGTTGAAGTTGAATAGGCTGTACTTGACTGCAGAAGCGACTGCTTTTTCGATCACGATCAAGAGCCTACGCACGTTCACTCGATCAAATGCTGACGGCTTAGCGGTAGCGGTCTTTTGTCCGAACACTACAGCTTCACCCTCTCCGACGATGCTCATGATCGGATTGATGGCATTCACATAAAGATCATCACGATTAGCCTTGTTAGGATTGAATGCGAGCTTGATAGCATTCTTGATCTTACCGCGCTCGAGTCCTGCAGGAGCCCACCAAGGATCACGATTAGAATCGGTGTTAGCGTAGAGACCAGCGATATCACCGGCAATACATACCCAACGATTGATATCGTTGAACTTATCATACTGGTACTTCATGTTTCCGTAGATCGAAGAGTAAGTACCGAAACGCTTGAATACTTTGTTACCTGAAACCGTCTGGGTACCGTACTTGTCACAGAGGATCTTAGAAGCGTTAGAAGCAGAAGAATTGACAAGCTCTTCAGCATCGTAAGGAGCGATGATAGCAACGCAATCTTTACGAGTCTCGGCGATCTCAGACATACCATTGATATCGAGCTGGTGAGCTACGAGGAGGTTGATGTCGAAGCTTTCTGCATCAGCGAAGAGTTCTTGAGCAGCATCGATCTCCATCCTAGTGACTTCCTTCGGACGAGTTTCGAAGTTACCTTTTGCTTCCTCGATCTTCTGGAAAGCTTCGAATTTCACCAGAGGGATATCTCCGGTCTCAACATTGGTGATGATGTCGGTACCGACTTTGCAATAGAGATACTTTGAAGAAGTGAAGAATATATCGTCAGCGAAGATGTTCCTTCCCTGTGAATCTCTCGCACCAGGAATGTAAGAAGCGAGCTTAGTATCTACGATCTCGTACTTACCTTTGGAATCCTTCTTAAAGGTTACGACGACGAACTCACCATTTTCCCAGACCGGTTCGAAATCGAAGAGACTATTGAAAGTGATCAAAGATTCCGCGTAGACGAAATCCTTCTCACCTTGGATGTTCTCGACGATCATCTTCTCTCTACGGATGACTGAATCGCTGAACACTTCAGAGTACTTGTTGATTCCTACGACGGTAGGATTGTACTTGACAAAAGTGCTCACTACTCCAGCAACTCCGATGGTATGAGCTTCGCTGGTCTTATTCAAGAGAGTGATCTCTGAACGGTCCGCAGAAACTTCAGAGATGAAGTAACTCTGGGAACCGAGATCGATCATCGATCCACGCTCGTAAGTGAATCCAGGAAGAACTTTGATGATCTGAGTTCCGGTAGGAATTACATAAGTTGTGGTTGCTTCGTCGAAGTACTCCATACTCAAGCGAGCTGAATAGAAATTCGAGTTCGATGTGATGATCTCACCGAGGAGCGAAGTACAATCACCATCGAAAGGAGTTCCGTCAACATTCTCGAGAGTAGCGACGATGTTGGTTCCTGAGAAGCTGATAGCCTTCACATAGACCGACTTCTTACCAGTAGAGGTATTGATGTAGAATCTCGTGCTGAGCTCGATGAACGAATCTTCAGTGAAGACCATCTGGTCGGATCCGAGGACAGGATTAGCAGCGAGCTTTGCGTAATACTTCGAGATGTCCATCTCATCCAGCGGACGATCTACGATCATCTTGTAACCGACAACAGAATCTTTGACGATCGACTTGATGGTATAGAGTTTTCCCGTAGTTCCTACAAACTGATTTCCGCCTACGGTTGAGAATCCGCTGAGGATTTCAAAAGAGGTAGGATCAGAGAGTTTCACTGAATCATCTTCACCAGGCATAAGCTCGGCTTTAGCCAAGAACTCACCAGCGATCGGAGAATTCCAGAAGATGTCAGAAGAACATACTGCGATTCCGAGGTCTTGCTGAGCTACGACATCTTTGTTGAAGAAGTGAAGACGGTCGGTCTCGAAGAGATTGCTCTTAGCAAGAGTAGATTCAGCGATCTTAGGATTGTAGAGATCTCCGAGGTTGTATCCGAAAGCGCTGGATCCAGTGATCTTGACTCCTGCATTCTTCACGTCTGTCGTAGTAGGACGGACGACGTATGCAGAACCTGCGTACTGAAGGAAGTTGTAGACGTTGAACCAATCGAGGTAGTTGTCGTTGGTCGGCTTACCGAATGTGCTGACGAGGTCTGATTCACTTGCGATCGGAGTGATCATAAGCGAAGGGCCTTGATTTGCCCTAAGCACGAATCCGGTCTTGCTCGTTGGTAGATTAGGGATCGTAGTCGAAAGATCTTTTTCGATCACTTCTACCGATGGAGATAGACTGAATGCCATCTGGTATTTCTCCTTTCAAGAGAGACGATAGTGGTAATGATTTTGCGATTCTATTTATAGGAAATCCGCTCGGATTTATGGCTTATAAATACAAAGTTTCATCAGAAAT